AGGTAATATTAAAGATGATGTATGGGGTACTGTGGATGATCTATGTGATATATCTAATGACCCGGGAGTTTTTTTATCTTTTTTAAATAGAGATGATTATAGCACGTTTGCAGATTATTTAATTAAGACCAGAAGATCCTATTACCTAAAAGATGGTGGAAATGAGGATGAAGGGGAGTTTGATATGGCAGATCTTGATTTAGAAGGTTTGAGAGAAGAAGAGGAGTTTAACCCTTTTGAAGAAAAGAAAGTATCTGACTACGATGATGTTATTATAGATAGTATTAGGTCTGCTGCTGAAGAGAGGTATCCTTTCATGCATCGACCTCGGTATGCGGATCTTCCTGTTGAAGATCTTGCCTACATAGTTATACACATGCTTTCTACTTTGGGAGAACCTGATACTGTTGTATATGAGGAATTAGTGAATAACTTTGATTCTGATGAAGTCCTTAACCGTATTGATCAACTTATTGATCGCAATCCTGAACTTGTAAATGAACAAGAGGAGTTTAATCCTTTTGAGGTAGAGAAGGGGTTACATGATATAGAGTTTACAGTACAGGATATGGAAGAATATAAGGAAGGTGATGAGGGAGATTATTTCGTTACATTTACTGATCCTGAAGCTGATAATTTATTATATTATGCTATTTACAATATTTTTAATGAACGTATTTCTCGCGTCTCTGTTGATGAACGAGATAGTTTTGATATGGAATATCTTGATAGGGAAGACCTTTCTCTTTTGAATAGCAATAACTTTCTCAAATCAGACATTCAAGATAGGTTTTTTCATGAGTTTTTATCAGAAACCGCAAGAAAGCATAACAATCACGGTAAAGAAGTGGATCCAGAAACTAATCAAGTAGATATTGAACACTTCAATGCTACTATGGCTACCGAAGATATAGAAGTTAACTTATATCCAGGAGATAAAGGAGTAGACGTATTTGGAGATGAGTATTTAGATAAAGAATCTGCTATACAAATTTCTTTAAACGATTTAGTTGCAAATGAACCATTAAAAGCCAAACTAAAAGATAAGGAGGATATTAAATCTCTTATTAAAGCTTACAAAAGTAATAAGAAAGTGAATCCTATTTTAGTTAGACAGCTAGATGATAAGTATCAAATACTAGACGGTCACCATAGGTTTCTAGCAGCTAAAGCAGCAGGGTTAGATTCTCTTAATGCTATAGTAATTCCAGAAAAGAGTATAACAAAAATAGATGACGAACACTTTAATGCTACTATGGCTACTGAAGATGTAGAAGAATTTAATCCATTTGAGACAGAAAAAACTCTTGATCAAGTAACTCTTAGAAATGAGGGAATGCATTACATTGGAGATGATACCTGGAGAGTTTACCTTAGTTGTGAGGATTGTACAGAGGATAGAGATTTTATTGCATTCTTTGATAGTCATGAAATGGGGTGGGTTGGTGGTTCTGAATTAGGTAATGATGGTAAACCTCGCTTTCCTCTCAATAAAGAACAGTTAGCTGAACTTACTAGAAATGAAATAACTGATAAGGTTGAAGACTATTGTTATCAATCTAATATAAGTGGAGAAAGGTTGAGAGAGGATGAAGAATTTAATCCTTTTGAAGAGAGAGAATTCAAAGAAGATGAGTGTTTAGTTATTCAATATAGAGCAAGTCGTGCTAGAACTTTAGATCCTGATACCGGAAGAGGAGTATCGGAATATAAAATTGAAGAGTTTAAAAAAATAAAAGGAGACCCTCAACTTGAAGCTGAATCACTCTACCAGCAACTGGAAGAAGACCTTTACGCAGATGAAGGCAGTGATGCAGATCCGAATGATAATTTTTCCATATATGAGGAGGCACCTGAATATGTTGAAGTAGTAGACCACTCTTACGTAAACGGAAGCATGCACTGGTTGTTTATTGGTCCAGATTACGACGAAGCGGATGAGCTTCACAAAATGCTTAAATCTGGAGAGAAGAAAAAATGGAATGATCTAAGACCATATCTTCTCTAAAAGTTGCTTCTATCCCACTTTACACAGACATTTAAAAAATATTATATGAATTTTATCGAGGATTACAATCAGGCTACCTCCTATAGTCCTGCTCTTGGTGACTTTGTGATAGCCGTTGCTTTAGATAACGTTAGCCATAGTAAAAGGCTTATAGATACAAGAGGACAGGATGCATTTAAAGAATTAACTTTTGAAAGAGCAGAGGAGATGCTAGGGTTTTATAATGGACTTCTAGACATTCTTATACAAGAAGAAATGTATGAACAATGTAGTGATACTAAGTATGTTATAGAAATTTTAGAAAAAAATCTAAACTTTTTTCCAAAAGAAGTTGGAACATAACGAAAAAAAAGTGAAAATATTTTATATTTTAAATATTAAAAATAAATTGATTGAGAGAGAAAGTGAAAGAAAGAAGATAAAATGAAATAAAAAAATATAAAGATTATAAAATAACCAACTTCGAAGTGTATTAACATCTATAGTAAATAAATGGAAATAAATTTGTATTTTTTAAGCTATTGTGAACATTGTAATAATTTAATAAAAAGCTTAAAAGAAGAAGGTGTAAAGTTTAATGCTTATGATGCTGATGACTATCTAGATGAGAGTCACGCATTAGAGCAGTTGCTAGATACTGAGACTTACCCGATAGTAGAAGTAAGAAAAAATAACAATGTAATTTATTTTGTAGGTGACGATATTAAGCCTACAAGCATAAACAATTTCACTTTTGTTTACCCATATGAAACAACCCAGCATTTAATTTTTGAAATTAAAAAATTTATAAAATGAGAAATAAATTAGTAGTAATCCGACAGTTAGAAAAAGTAGATAACCAGCTTAATCAACTTTCTTCTATCTTAAGAGCTGGAGGAGAATATGTAGTTATGAATTATAATGATAAACTAAAAGACATTAAGGAAACGTTGGCAAACATCCAGACTCTCATAAATAACGAGTCAGAAAATTTTCAATAAATAATAGTTATGTTACAAGCAGAACAAATTCAAAGCAATTTAGCAAAGTTTTATAAGAATATTGAATTACACATCTCAGAACCAAGAGCAACCAAATTACTGGGGCTATATCAGTCTCAGGAAGATATTTTAGTAATTGCTCCCGCTTCTTCCAGAGCAGCTTATCATAATTCCTTTCCAGGAGGTTATGTAGACCACATAAACAGGGTAGTAGAAGCTTCCTTAAATTTACTAGAGGTGTGGGAAAAGATGGGTGGAACTATTAACTTTACAAAAGAAGAGTTAGTGTTTGCAGCCATTAATCATGATTTAGGAAAGTTGGGAATGTTTGGAAAACCTAGATATGTACCCAACGATTCTGAATGGCATGTAAAAAATCAAGGGGCTAACTATAAACCAAACACAGAGCTTCCTTTTTTACCCGTACAAGACAACTCACTTTTTATTTTGCAAAATGAAGGCATACAAATTTCAGTTAATGAATTTATAGGAATTAAAATTCACGACGGGCTTTATGATGATGCAAACAAAGCATTTTTGATTTCAGGTAATAGTGAATCAAAGCTTAGAACTTCTCTACCTCTAATTTTACACCAAGCCGATCTTCTTGCCTCAAGAGTAGAGTGGGAGAAGGAGTGGTTAGAGAAAGTAGGAGTTAAATCTGGAGTAAATAAACCTAAAACAATATCTAAACCAGCAGCACAAGCAGAAGCAATGAAGAGAGTAAGCTCAAATAATCCTGCTTTATTGAATGCTTTAAAAAATATTTAGTATGGTAGTTTTAATAATTATTTTAAGTATATTAGTTATACTAATGAGTTATGTTATTTGGAATCTAACAAACAAAAACATTAAGTTAGAAGAATTGGTATTTAATAGAGATAATATTTTAATTGAAATGTCTAAACTAATTAGTACTTCTGATAAGAGAATTAAGGATTTAGATACGTTAGGCGCATTTGAATCTGACGATGAAATTGGTTTCTTTTTTAACACAGTGAAAGCTATACAAGCTGAATTGAATAAGTTTAAAATATGATGAGTGAACTAGAGAAAACTTTGACTTCTGATAGTGAAGTTCTGCTTACACAGAAAGGAACAGTTAGAAAGAGAAAGCCAAGGCAAAAAATATATTATTTTACACCAGACACAGAAACTGCTATTCTAGAGTATGTAGCTTCTTTAGATCAGGATGAGAGAAACAGAATTTATAATTCTAGAATTCAACATGCTTTCTTCAAACTAACAGAAAACATAATTCACACATTTAAGTTCTATTATACCGAAGTAGATAGTATTCAAGAATTGCAACATGAAGTAACTTGTTTTCTTTTAGAAAAGCTTTCTAAGTATGATCAAGCAAAAGGAAAAGCTTATTCCTATTTTGGAACTATTGCTAAAAGATACTTGATTATATACAATAATAATAACTATAAAAAATTAAAAAATAAAGCTACTCTAGAGGATGTAGATACAGATAAAACTATTCTAGCCGATATAACATCTGAGCATTCCGAAGCTTCCTATGTAAGCAAGTTTATAGATATTTTCGTTAGGTATGTTGATTCAAAAATGTTTGAACTTTTCTGTAAAGAAAAAGAAGCAAAAGTAGCCGATGCAGTACTGGAGTTATTTAAAAATAGAGGGTCTTTAGATATTCTTTCTAAAAAAGCAATCTATATATACATTAGGGAAATAACTGATGTACCTACCCCCATTGTTACTAGGGTTATTAAAAAAATGAAGAGTATATATAAAGAAAGACTTAGTTTATATCTAGAAAAAGGAGAATACGAGTTAGAAAAATAGTTTAATTCTATTTATATAAAACCGTTTTATGGAATTAAACGACGAAATATTTGACGGAAAAAGTTGGAGTTCCTTAATGAAGGATATCTATACCAATCAAAAATCTAAAGAAAAACAACTCAAAGAACTTATTCTTCAGTTGAAAGATATGATAAATGAACCGGGAGAGGCTATTATGATAGTACCTCTTATTCAAGGTTATATGGAAGTAGCAGTTAAGAACGATGAAGCTTTAATTAAAATGGCTTCTATTATTCAAAAAGCTATGGATAGAAAAGCTAATGCTGGTGATGACAGTGGGGAACTTCTAACAGAGAAAGAAAGAGAGCAGTTATTTGCAGAAATTAAAGGTGTAAATATTCCTCAACTACCTTCTAATATAGTTAACTAATGGCAAGTGATAACCAAGGATTTAACTTTAATATTAAAGGAACTAGCGGTATCGGAGGATATCGAAAACAAATTCTTTTAGGTAGAGTTACTAAAATAGTATTAGGTCAATATACTAAAGATGGAAAGATAGATAAGGATTTTATACTAAATGGAGGATGGGGTAGCGTAGGATGTATAAAGTTTAACTTATTTCAAGAAAGTAATAATCCAGAAGGAGAAGGAGTTTCAAACGTATTTGCTAAACCTCTATACGGAAATTTAAAAAACTATCCGGTAATAGGAGAGATCGTAGCTATTCTACCAGGCCCTTCTCCTTCCTTAAACGAAAATGCATCTGCTCAAGATTATTTTTACCTTCCAGCATATAATCTTTGGAATAGTCAACATCATAACGCATTCCCTGATCTTAGAGTATACGAAAAGCAAATAAGCGTAGATAATACTTCTGATCAGGATATAAG